CATGCGCACAGCGTGGGCTGAGGGGGCGATCTTGCCCATGTCACACAGGAGAACTTCCATGACAACCAAGCACACCGGCACTGTTCAGATCGGCCAGAGAGAATTCTCTCTCATCGAGGAGCTGCCACTGGGCGAGCACCGCCCAGACTTCTGCATCTGGCGCGTCATCGAGCGCCGCACGGGCAACGAGACAGTCCTCGCCTCGGTCAACGCCCTTGAGCGTTGGTTCATCGAGCAGAACGCCTACGCAGCCATGCGTGCAACCCACAATGTCCGTTAAGGACTACCATCTAGCGCAGCTTCGCAAGCTGCGCGATGAGCTGTACGCCAAGCTGCCCCCACAAGAGCAGCGGCGTATCGACGAGGCCCGCCATGCCCGCCTTGAGTGGCAAGCATGGCGTAGTAAACAACGCACCTTGTGGAATCACCATGATTCCTCCGCCGGCGGCACTGTCCATTCATTACTACGCCCGTACCGCGTTTAAGTGTGCGTAAGTCCTTGATCTATAAGGCGTTGTCCATGTTCTATCCCCTCTATCTATATAAATAAAAACTTTTAAAGAAAGAAGAAAGCACTCATGCCCACCCTGCCAACTCATACTCTGCTAATTAATTTGAAAGTCTCGGGCAAGTGATGTCCCGGAAAAATACAGATAGAGGGGACGCAAACGTATAATCCCCATACACAACAACAACTTACACACACTTAATCGCGGTACGGGCGTAGTAATCTATGCCAAACTGTCAACAACTGCATACCAACTCGGAGGAATCATGCGCGATCCATACAACCGCTTCCGCAACAAGTCATACCGCGAGATCATGTGGCTCTTGCGCCAGGAGGAGATGCCCGAAGTAATGATCGACCGCACCATCGACGCCATCAAAGCGCAGCGCCATGCCTTGAGCGTGGCCAAGCGCAAACGTGCCGCACACAAGCAGGCATGGGACGACCTAATCGCTGCGCTCCAGCATGAGAGACGCATCGTGCGCTCAATGGTCAGGTACAAGACAGCAACACAAGCGCCAGAGCGCGACGCGTTCGTGCAAGATTACTACGACTTGCTCAACAAGGCGTACGACAAGCTGGCTGCTATGCGCAGCGCCCGCGATGCACTGCCCGAGCACAGCCATTGGACGGACTACATACCTGACCGCATCAAGGACGCGTTCATCGTGGAGGCCAGCGCCATACCTGTGCGCGCCAAGGCCAAGTTCAAAGAGCCGTTCACCCGCACCGTGCCCGCGCTCCTGCACAACCGCAAGAAAGCACGCATGCTCAAGCACATCAACACCGAGCTTGACTCCGCTACTGCAGCGGACGATACGGACAAGGCCAGCCGGTTGCGTGCAGCCAGGGACACACTCCGGGCGCTGCCAGACAACGCACATGTACCCAACCACTGGACAGAGTTGCTGGGCTGAGAGAGAAATCTCTCTCGACCACACATGGCCAAGCCGCACAGCCATACCCAATGTGCGGCACTTGTAAAAAGGAGAATGAAGATGAACGAAGCAAGCAACTACAAGGAGCCACTCCAGTGGTCTGTCCTGTACACGCATATGCACAGGCTCAACACAGCCCTCGATGACATCGAGGCGCTCGGCCATGCCGCGCATGATGCCGGTGCTACTGTGGCACAGCACGAGTTGGAGAAAGCGCATAACAACATCAACAAAGCAGTCATGTCGCTGTACATCGCAGCGTGTGCACAACCCCAAGGAGAAAGCAAATGACAGGCAAACAGAAACTACAGATCATGTCCGAGGTGGCCAGCGCATGGGTGACGCTCGATGACCTCAACGCCACCATCATGCGCATTGGCAAGGCCGCTCACGAGGCGGGTGCTACCACGACGCAGCACCAGTTAGAAGTTATCCACCACAACATAGCTAGGATCAACCGCGAGCTGATGGACACCATCGCGCAGATCAACAACGCACAGGAGACAGACAAATGAAACAACCAGACAACATCAACGACGCGCTGCGTCACCTGCACAACCTCACGCTGTGCATAGCCGAGGACTTGGAGCGGTACATCAACGACGAGGATATGCAGTACGACGCTGAGTACTTCGAGGACGTCAAGGCAGCAGCACTGGACGCCCACCTGCTGGTCACATGGGTCAAAGATCAACTGAAAGGAGAAAGCAAATGACAGTACTCACAGGCTCACAGATCGAAGGGGCGCGGCTGCTTACGCTGCGCTCGATGCTGAAACTAGAACTCAAGGGCATGAGCAAGAGCCGTGGCCCAACGGCCTACTCGACACTCAAGATGCTGGGGTTCAAAGGCACGAGAGAGAAAGTTCTCTCTCAACTCGACGACATACGCGCCCAGTTGCTGGGCATCAACCAAGAAGGAGAAAGCAAATGAAGACCTACAACCATGCGTTCACCATCGCGTTCAGCGTGGGTGGCAGCACGCACCCAGAGGGCGAAGACGTGACGCAGGAGCAGCTTGCCATCGCAATACTCAAACGCATTGCCGACCTCGTCAACAACAACGAACTGGTGGAGGCGGTGGGCCTGCCGTTTGACACCTACGAAGAAGGAGAAAGCAAATGAAGATGAGCCACGACAACACCAAGTCCCACTTCTACGCATCAAGCGTATCAACGTGGATCACAACCACCCCCGAGCGCACACTCAAGGAGGTGCTCGCACACATGGAGAAGGAAGGCAACCCGTTCAATCTGTTCCATGTCCCCGTGCCATACGACGCAGACTACGAGATCAACTGGTTCCAACCACAGGTAGAGGGCACGCTCTACATCGGCTTCTTTGAGCCAACCAAGAAAGGAGAAAGCAAATGAACTTTGCGGTACAACAGATCGGATCAATTGACCGAGGCATCGACGGCAATGATGAATACCTGCTCATCAAGAGCGACGAGGACACAAGCCAAGAAGATGTTCGCAGGTATCTGCTCGACACCTGGGCTTGGGACTGTAGAGGGGCAGGGCAGTACTTCTGCTCTGGCGTCGATGTCATTCCCCACTGGCAAGCTGGCAAGTACATCGGCATCATCTACCACCGCTATGACGTTTAAGGAGAAAGCAAATGTCTGAGACTGAGAAGAAACTTTACGACGCACTGCAAGTGCTGCTCAACTCGTGGCCCATCGTTGAGCACCTGAAGAACAACGACCCGATGGCGCTCAAGCAAGCACGCGAGGCGGTAGACAGCGCATGGTTCAAGGCCCACTTCAAGGAGAAAGCAAATGAAAGCAAATGACATGAGCGAGAGCGAGCTGAATCTAGCCGCAAACAACATGCGCATGTATGGCGGCAGCTTCGCCGGGCACATTGCAAACGCTTATTTTGTAGCTGACAGTACCAACGTAGTGCGCCTAGTCGATGCGTTCCCCGAGCTGTTCGAGAAGTACGCACCAGGACAGGGGTGGGGCCATGAGTGAGCGCCTGCGCCAACGCCTGCTCGATGCAGGCTACACATGGGACGAGGCCGAGGACAAGCTGGCCGACATAGCGTCAGATGAGTACGACGACGAGCAAGACCGCAAAGCGGAGCAACACTTCAAGGAGAAAGCAAATGATGATTAAGGTAAGCGAAGCCACACCCTCTCAGATCAACTATCTGGTGGCAAAGATCGAGGGTGTGAAGTTCACATTAGTGCAGGTCTATGGCCTGTGGTCAGTCATGACTGACAACTACAAGTTCTACGAGCCAGCGACTGACTGGGCACAAGGCGGCCCGATCATTGAGCGGGAGATGATTGAGCTTGCACCGCGAAGCCCTGCCCTGTGGGATGCCATGTATCGGGAACAACACATCCCCAACGATGGCCCCACGCCACTGATCGCAGCGATGCGCTGCTACGTGGCAAGCAAGCTAGGCGACACCGTGGACGTACCGGAGGAGCTTATCAATGTATGACCTCAACACCGTAGGCGGCATGAACCGTGCCGTTGAGTGGACACGCAACCTGTTCGAGTCGCTCAGAGATGGCGGCGTGTGGATAGTGCCGCGCTCGGGGACGATGGTGCAGGTGTTCAAGTCCGAGCGCCGAGTCATCATCACCAACGGCCCGTTCCCCGACACCTCTCTTGGGCGTGTCATCAAGAACATGGGCTGGGCAGTAACAGAGAAGGATTCGTGAGACACCATGTCTCACAGCGCATAGCCGGGCAGCGCCAATGCCCGGCACTAGAAACTAGGAGAAGCAAATGAAATGGTTTGACAGTACGTTCCTCGTGGCCATGCAGATCGTGCGCTGCCATCGTGATTGGTTCCATCGGGAGGTCAACAAGTACCGCCTGCACCCATCGGTCAAGCGCCTGCTTGTCGATGACTATCGACCACGTGACTGGCATCAGTTGCTGCTTGAGTGGCCGCATGTGGCGCAGACCGATACGACACGCCTTGCATACACCCGTGACGAACGTGCAGGCGATGCCAACAGGCAGGTGATGACCACGGTGGGCAAGTACTTGGCGCGTCACTTCGACCTGCCTGACCACATCATCCGTGATGCGGTTGCCCTCTACGTTGGCAGCACTGACACGTACAAGCTGCTGCGCACAGTCGATGAGATGGTGCACGCTGTCAACAACGGCCCGCACTCATGTATGTGTTGGGAAGGACGCGACTTCATACGCTGCTCCGACGGCGAGCACCGGCATCCCTACGCCGCGTATGACCCGCAGTATGGCTGGCACATGGCTGTGCGCATCGCACCCAACGGCGACATCGTTGGCCGTGCGTTGCTCAACACCACATTTGATGGTGATAACTACTGGGTCAGATCGTTCGGCAAGCAGGAGGGCAGCAGCTACTCGTACACCGACGAGAGGCTAGAGGCGTGGCTCAAGGAGCGGGGGTATGTCAGGTGGAACTACTGGCATGACGGGGCGCAGCTTGCATACATCCCCACCCGACACGGCGACTTCCTCGCACCCTACCTCGACGGCGACACGTCACACGCTTCGTTATATGGGGACACGCTCACCATCGACGAGAGCGGCGACTACGAGCTGCGCAACACCAACGGCACGCCATCAAGCTCGTCTCGCTACACCTGCCCGGACTGCGGCGAGCGATGCGACGAGGACGACATGCACAGCGTCGGCTACCACGGCGACCACACCGTGTGCCGCTCGTGCTGCGAAAACGACTACATCTACGCCATCGGACGCAGGCGTGAAGAGTACTACGTGCCCAACGGTGACGCGGTTGAGGTCGATGGTAGCTGGTACGTCTACGACTACCTCGATGACAACGACATCGTTGAGCTGGCCAACGGCGACTACACGCATCATGACAACGCTGTGCGGTGTGACGATGACGATGAGTGGTACCACATCGAAGACTCAGACATCATCCACTGCGACTACGACGACAAGTACCACCACATCGACAACTGCGTCGAGACTGTGGACGAGGGCTGGGTGCACTGCGACGACGCATGGATGTGCTATGCGTCCAGCAAGTACTACTCAGACAGCACCGACTATGTGCTCGTAGACGGCGAGAAGTACCACCCTGACAACGCACCTGAAACCGAAACAACTGACAAGGAGTAATTCCCATGCGCAAAACATCCATGCTCTACAAGACCCTGTGCCGTGCGCTGTCTTTGAAAAGACCTCACGGAGGAGAAAATGCGACTCTGTTCACAGGCTGGCTGTGTGCCAACATCCCACGCCATCTTGACCTGACCATCGACGACGCTGGCAACGTGCATATTGACGCACGCCTTGGCACACACAACCGCACACTCTTCGTCGCACACGTTGACACTGTGCATCGTGACGATGGCCCCAACAAGTTCATCAAGGCGCACGGTACGTGGTACGCCAAGGGCGCACCCCTGGGCGCTGACGACGGCGCTGGCTGTGCCATGCTCATGCACCTGCTGCACAGCAGCGTGCCCGGGTACTATGTCTTTACGCAAGGTGAGGAGTGTGGTGGCATCGGTGCCAAGCACTTGGCCAAGGATCACGCAGACCTGCTCAAGCAGTTCGACCGTGCCATCGCGTTCGACCGTCGGGGTATCGACAGTGTCATCACCCACCAGGGCTATGGCCGCTGCTGCTCCGATGAGTTTGCGCAGTCGCTTGCTGACGCGTTCAACGTGGACGACCGGCTTATGTACCTGCCCGACAACACCGGGGTGTACACCGACACTGCCGAGTTCACCGACATCATCCCTGAGTGCACCAACATCAGCGTAGGCTATGACCACGAGCACTCCGATAGGGAGTCGCTCGACATCTACCACTTCATGGCGCTGGCTGACCGCGTGGTGCAGATCGCATGGGACAAGCTGCCCACCTCCCGTGACCCGCTGGCTGTGGAGAGTGTGCGCGGTGGTTGGTGGGATGACTACTACACGGACACGCCTGACCCTCGGACGACCAGTGTCATGTCTCTTGTGCGTGGGGAATATCTCGATGCGTGGACCGAGGAGGACGACGTTGAGGAGGCGATCCAAGACGCGCTGGCTGGCTACCCTGGCTACCTTGCCGAGCTGATCTGCGAGTCCGTGTACCCCGAGGAGCCCGAGCTTGCGCGGCGCTACGTCAGCAACAGAAAGCTGCGCGACGCCGAGGTGCTCAGAGATCACCTGAACATCTTGCGCACCTACGGTGCAGGCTCCGTGCTTGCGAGTCTGTTTGACGCTGCGTACGCAGAAGTGTAATAATGTCCAACGCTTGACAACCTTCGGGTTGTCAGGCACCATTCACAAAAAGGAGAAAGCGAATGAATGTACGAATGCTGCGCCACGTGCGCAAGCTGTGGAACGTGGCCTATATGCCGCGTGAGATCAACCGTGCCAACCAGCTTAAGTGGGTGCGCTCTGTGCGCGTGCTCGGGGACCGCTGGCTCCTGGCCAAACACATAGAGCGTAAAGGAGAGAGCCATGCCTGACCTTCAAACAGCGTTGAGCAACGTACTCAACGAGTGGGCTAAGGATGACCAGCCCGTAACCCAATCACAACCGCAACCCCAGGAGAAACAAACCATGACTGCACAAGCCTTCACCATTACCAACAACGTATCCCGCGCCACCTTCGACTTCGTGCGCGACAACCCAGGACTGTTCCACAACGATATCAAGCGCAAGCTCACAGACAAAGGGTATAAGGAATCTTCGGTGACCGCCCTCATCAGCCAGCTTCGCCGCGCAGGCCAGCTCGCACGGCTGGCAGACGGTACGTACCACGCAACGGCCAAAGAGTATGCGCCGATCAAGCAGGCGCACAAGCAGGCGAAGACCAAAAAGCCCGTGGCCAAAAAGCCCGTGGCCAAGAAGGTCGCCACACCCGAGCCCAAGAGCGAAGGCATTGCCGCGCTGCAGCCCGTTGCTGCCCCAGTCACTACGGCATCCCCTGTGGTCATCTCCAACGATGTCGAGTACATTCTCTCGACGCTGCCCATCAAGCAGGCCCGCTCGCTCTACGATGAGCTGCACAAAATCTTTGGGGTGAAAGTATGAGCATCGAAGCAATGAAGCTGGCGCACAACATCAAGGAGAAGAACAATGGAAATTGAAAAGCTGAAGTTGATACTTGACGCGCTGCAAGGTGTGGGCCACGAAGCGGGCAGCTTGGCTACGCTGTACCTGTGGCTACAGTTTGGCGCATCTGTCGTTACAAACCTGTCCTTTGTGGCCGTATTCCTTGGCATCAGTTACGGCATTTACAGGTTCATCATTGTGAGCAACCGCCACGAAGCAACAGATCAGTTTTTTCGTGACATGCGAGATCGTTTGGGAACCGGGACGGGTGGACACCTGACCGAAGATGAGCGTCATCGCACTATGGCTTCTTTACGCCAGTTGGCGAATAAACCAAGGGAGAAAGACCATGCCGCTTAAACCGCACCCAACGGACCCTGACAAGTTGGTCTATGTCCCCCGCGAGCATGACTTACCGACCAAGCGCAAGCCGCTGACGGATGAGCAGCGCCAAGACCTTATGAACAAGGCTTGGCATGAGTGGTTGAGCAAAAAAGATGATGGACGTCTATTCGCTTGGGATTTTTCGTTTGTAGTTGAAGCCGCGCACGGCATAAAGGAGAAGAACACATGACTGAACTGATTGGGGAAGACGACACCATCAAGAACTATGTGCCGATTGGCAGCCTTGAGTTGAAGTTGGCTGTGGCGCGGCTTGAGGGTTACACCATTCGGGTTGAAGAAACAAGGTATCACCACGTTGTTGATGGGATGGTTGTTACCAGCGTAGACGAGAGCAAGCCGACATACTATTTCTTCAACGACCGACCGCTTCCAATGCTTAACCCATACCGCATTGCGATGGAGTTTTATTTGAAGGAGAAGAACACATGACTAAAGACACAGGTGGGCCAGCGTTTCCAACCAAGAACTACAAAGCCGTAGTGCCGGAGGCTACGGGATATGCAGAAGGCATGACGCTCAGGGACTACTTTGCCGCCAAGGCAATCCAGGGGTTTCTGTCAGACCCTGCTTGGCGACAATACATGGACTTTGAAGAAACGGCTTGGGCCGCATACGAACAAGCAGATGCCATGCTCAAGGCAAGGGAGAAGAAATGAACGACCATGACGTTGAAGTGACTCTGACCCCGGAGCGCATCAAGCTGTACGAGCGGGCTATGGTGATAGGCTTGCCAGCGATTGTGGTGGCGATGTATGGGGACAGGATACAAAAGCTAATTGATGACGAGCGAGAGGCGTGTGCGGCGCTGATTGAATCCCGTAAGACCGGCGCAGACAATCTGATGGATGCGGTGCGTGACATGGAAGCCAAAGCCATCCGAGCAAGGGGACAAGAATGAAAGAAGACATCATCCGCATGGCGCGTGAGGTGGGTCTGCGCAGTGCTGTAATTCTGCAGTTGTACGGCGGCAAGGAAGGTGCTTTGTGCGACTCCGAAATCGAGGAGCTTGCGCAGATTGAACGCTTCTTCCACATGGCCCAGGCAGCCGAGCGCGAGGCGTGTGCGAAGTTGATTGATGAAGCAAAAGTAAACATTTGGGAATTTCACCCTCACCAAATGAGGGAGGCTGCGCACAATGTGTGTACCAATCTTGCAGCCGCCATCCGAGCAAGGGGGCAGTCATGACACCGGCAAAAATGTTTGATGGCGATCTTTGGATGCTTGCATCTGATGCAGTCGCGATGGCCGAGAACGCTTACAAAAACGGACAAGCTGACGAGCGAGAGGCTTGTGCGAAGCTGTGTGAAGACAAGAACACTTTGTTGGCTTGGCCGACATACGCCGCCGCCATCCGAGCAAGGGGGCAGGAATGAAAGAAGACATCATCCGCATGGCGCGTGAGGCTGGGTTTACGACTGCACAGGATGTGTGGCCTCAAGAGTTTGAACGCTTTGCTGCGCTTGTCCGTGCTGACGAGCGTAAGGCGTGCCTGAACTGCTACAGCCCAGACGACACCGCAGAGGATTGGGCAGACAAAATTAGAGCAAGGGGGCAGGCATGAAAGAAGACATAGCAAAGATGCTGCGTCAGGCAGCGGAATACGCCGACACTCACACAAAAGATATGGAGCCAAACGATGATGAGTGGTCTGCGCT